TAACAAAAATATATACCGAGATAAGACAAAATGAAGAAGTTATCGACTATGAAAAAAGGGAAGAATATGAAAGATATCGAGATATAGCTGACGGTATCATTGTTATTTAAGGAGTGAAAATATGGCAGAAGAAAAGAAAACAAACACAAAGCCTAGAAAACCAAAAAGCCAATTGATTGGCAATCAGGCTAAACCGGTTATTTTAGATTCTACTACTAAACTTGACATCGACACAGATAAAAAATTTGTTGATAATATTATTGAAGCTGGATTAAGTCAGCAACTTGATATTAGCGCTTTAGATGGGTTTACTAACATCTCTAACGCTAGAGATCAAATCTATCAGCTTATTGATACAATGTGCCAAGACTCAGCCGTTTCATCTATTGTCAGAACTTACACTGAAGATGTATGTGAAATGGCCGACAACGGTCATATTATGTGGTGTGAATCCAATGACACAAATATCAGCAAATTTGTAAACTATCTATTAAATGTAATGAATGTAGATAAAAACATCTTTGGCTGGACATATAGTTTAATTAAATATGGTGATGCATATTTAAGATTATACAGAGAATCAGATTACAAAGACCCTATTTTTAAGACTGACTCAATTAAAAAAGCATATTCGGCAAGAAACGTGCTAAATGAAAATGCAAAGCAAGCACTGAATGAAGGTGTAAATCTAAGCATTCACTTTGCAGATGACCCATATAGTTTCTATATTGAATTAGTGCCAGACCCAAGCACAATGTTTGAGTTAACTAAATATGGTATTAGCTATGGCTATGTAGAAACACCAAATGTGCCAGCTGGATTTAATACAGCAGACAGCTTTACAGCAACAACTGGATTAAATACATACGCATACAACTATAAGATGAAGTCTGGTGATGTTAATGTATATCAAGCTGATGATTTTGTCCATGCTTGCTTGCAAGATAACGTTTCAAGATATCCAGAAACAGTAGATCTATTCACTACTGAGGAAGACTATAATAGCGGCAGCAATGGATATTCATATACAGTAAGACGTGGTAAATCTATGTTATATGATTCATATAAAACATGGAGAGAAAAACAACTATTAGAAGCTGCTATTTTATTAAATAGAATTACAAGATCAAGTATTGTTAGAAAAGTTGCTGTTGAAGTTGGCGATATGCCAAAAGAGCAAGTTCAACAAACCCTTAGAAGAGTTAAAGAATTATTTGAACAAAAAACAGCAATGAACACTGGCACTAGTATGACAGAATATACAAACCCAGGCGCAGTTGAAAACTTCATCTATTATGCAACACACAATGGACAAGGTGCTATCACTGTTGATTCAGTAGGCGGTGACGTTAATGTAAAAGACTTAGCTGACTTAGATAACTGGGTAAATAAATTCTATGCCAACTATGGCATTCCAAAACAATATTTCGGATACACAGACGATGGAGCTGGATTCAATGGCGGAACATCATTAACTATTCTATCATCCGTATATTCAAAAGGTGTTAAGAGAATTCAAAATGCCATGATTCAAGCAATTACAGATGCTATTAATTTAATCTTAGTCAACAAAGGATGCAAGAGCTATTTAAATAACTTCGTGCTAAAAATGAAAGCTCCACTATCACAAGAAGAATTAGATTTCAGAGAGAATTTCAGTAATAGAGTCCAAGCAATCAGCAGCGTAACAAGCTTATTCACTGATATTGAGGATAAGACAAGACGTCTTGGAATATTAAAAGACTTAGTTAGAACGCTTAACTTCGGTGATAATGTATTGCAGATTATTGAAGAAGAAATCAAAGAAACTAAAGAAAAACAAAAAGAGGAAGAAGCTAAGGCAGAAGCTGAGGCCGCTGGAGAAGATGGAGACCTTGACTTAAGTGCAAGTGATGACTTAGACAGCGAGGCAGATGCAGGCAGCGAAGATTTAGATCTAGCACCAATGCCAGACGAAGCTATAGATGACAATAGCTCAAATGAAGGCTTCGTGTCAAATGGTGGAAGCACTCAGCTAGTCGAAGGTCCAGACCTATTGACTGAAGATGACTTGCCTTCTCCAGAAGACATTAACGGAGACATTGATTTCTCTGAAAATAAATAATAAATATAAAAAGTAAAGGAAAAATATATGATCACAAAAAACGATTGCATGTCAATCCTTGTTAAATTAGAAGACAATGGATTAAATATTGATTCTTATATGAGAAAACTTGTCGTATCAAAAGAAATTCCACTTGAGGTATTAAAATTCATCTCAGACCACAGGGGAATCGAAGTAAGTAATTTCTATGATATGCTAAGAAAAAATCATAATAAGAAAAAATCTCCTCTATATACAAACATCGTGAGAGATGTTGAAGAGCCAAAGGAAGTAATTACTACTCTCTCTTGCCTGTTAACTCAGATTGTTTTATATAGCAACAAACTAGATAGTAAAGATAATTTCTTGAAGCAAGTTAGAGCAGAAGAAATTACTCGTGTGCTAAATGGTTATTTCAAAGATAGCAATTATGAAGCTTGCTCTTCATTAATGAGATTAATTAAATCTGACCTTATGGTGCTTGAGTACATCAGCGGTAGAAGAGATTTACAATAAAATATAATAAAAATTAAATTGCTTGCATGTAACAAATGCAAGCTTTTTTATTTGTTGTTAATAAAATTAGCTAAATTAATTGATTAGATGTGATATCTAATTCGAATCAATTCATACAAATAATACACAAGGAGATATTAGCTATGGAATTAAAAAATGGTTACAAACTAGTTTATGCAAAGAAAGATGCAAGCGGTAAAATTGATTTATTCGCATCAAAAACAGGCATTCCTGCTGCAGGTGATAAGGAATTAAATATTGATTCTTATTTAGAAAACAAAGACATTAAACTTGTATATGTTGATGCACAAGGTGCTATTAAAGTATCAACAACTGGAATTCCAGCTGCAACTGACTCTACAGTTAGCGAATTAAATGAAATCTATGTAGAAGCTAATGAGGAAGCTGGCGAAGGTGATGAACCTGTTGATCAAGGCGGAGCACAGGCAGCCGGTGAATAAGCAAAATAAAATAAATATTTTATTAAAATAATAATTTAATAAATAATATTAGCTAAATTAATTAGATAAATGACTACTTTATCTAATTACTTACGTTTTTATGCGTAATTTAAATTGCATAAGGAGATGAGAATAGTGGATAAGAATAGAAAAATCTTAGAAGCATTGAAAATGCAGCCATTATCCGATGAAGAAAAAGCGTCACGCCACATTCTCGGAAGACTTTATGGCCCAATTGCTACATGCAAAGAATCTACAAGAAATGGTAGAAAATATAATAAAGACCTTTGGGAAAAAGCTTTAGCAGATGAAATCTTCAATGAGAAGGTTGCTAACAAGAGCTTATTCTTAGAGTTAGGACATCCTGTCAACAGAGAAGAAACTGACATGGAAAAAATATGCGCATGCATTCCAGAGTTGCCAAAGATTGTTGATGGAGATTTATATGCGGTAGTAGATATCTTAGATACTAAGAATGGACAAACACTTAAGAAATTATGTGATTATGGATTCGTTCCTGGTATTTCTTCAAGAGGTTCTGGCGATATCATGGCAAATGATGAAGTTGACCCAGACACATTCTTCCTAGAAACTTGGGATATCGTTCAACTACCTGCGGTTAAAAAAGCAAGATTATCTGTATGTGAATCAGTTGACACTGAACAATTAAAAATGAAGAAAGCACTTCGCGAATCTTATGATAATCTAAGCGAAGAGGATAAGAAATTAATGAAAGAAGCACTAGATAATCTAAATATTAATATCGAAGAAGAAGCTCCGGTAGTTGAAGAATCTTCAGTAGAAGAAATTCCATTTGAAGATCCAGAAGCTGAAAAAATTTTAGCAGAAGAAGCTGAAGAGACTGAAATTGAAGAAGCGGAAGAAACTGAAGAATCAGAAGAAGTTGAAAAAGCTGAAGATAATAAAGAAACTATTAAAGATAGTGCAGCAGATGAAACAGAAGTTCCTGTTGAAGATGCTGAAGAAGAAAAAGATGAAGAAAAAGCAGAGGCTGAGCAAGAAATTGAACAAGGCGAAGCTAATACTGTTAAAGAATTCATCGACAATCTAAAAGAATACGACGGCGATTTAATCTTAGAATTTAAGCCAATCGTAATCGATGGCAAGGAATACCCTGTTGAGAATTTCCTTTGGGATGATTCTGAAGAAGGTAAACTTGTCGCAACAGTTAATTATGTTCCAGTAGAGGAAGATAATAAAGAAGACGAACTTCCAGAGGATGAAAATCCTGTGGTTGAAATAGAAATTAATTCTGATGTCGAGTCAGAACCAGAAGCAATCGAAGCTCCTGAAGAAGCCATTGATGATGGAGATGAAGAAGTAATCGAAAGCCTTAAGGAAATGATCAGACAGAAAGATGCACTCGAAGATGAAGTTAAGGGCCTTAAAGAATCTAAGGCAGTCGGCGATGCAGAAGTTAAGAGATTAGCAGAGGAACTTAATAAGTACAAAACTGCATTCATCAGAGTCAGCGAATTAGCATCTAACTCAAAGAAGTTCGAAAGTGAGGCAAAAGCTCTCAATGAACAATTAGCTCAAAGAGACCAAACAATTGCTACACTAAAGACAAAAGTTGAAAATACAACTAAGTTGAACGAAGGCATTGAAGCAAATGCTCAAAAAGTTAAAGTCTTAACTGAAAAGCTAAATGCTGCTAAAGCAGAAGCTGAAGAGACATCAACAGAACTTGCAAGCACAAGAAAGAAACTCAATGAGAGAACAGAACTTGCTAGAAATTATAAAGCAAAGTTCACGGCTGTGCTGAACAAGTATATTGATTCAAAAGCATCGATGCTGGGCGTTAGACCGTCAGATATCACTAGCAGACTAGCCGAAAGCTATTCATTGAGCGATATCGACAAAGTCTGCGACGAAATGCTTACCGAATCAGTCGGTATTGGCAGACTTCCAACCGCATTAATTAGAGGTTCAAGAGTTTCCATGAAAGAATCTACTAAGAAACCTGTTGAAAAACAAGCTACAGTAAATCCTGAAAATGGTTATGATATTGATGACTCTTTGCTTGAGTTAGCGGGATTGAAGTAAAAGTGAATCAAGCACAAAAATTAAATTAAAAAGGAAATTGTAACGATGAGACAAAATTTATTAGAGACATATTCTCGCCAATTAAAAGTCGCTGAAGCTTACATTGCTAAAAACTTCGAAGGCAAGACAATTTCAGCAAATACTCAATTAACTACTGCTGTTCTTTTAGACAACACAAACAGATGGATGACAGAATCTATGAACACAGTTGCATCAGCAAGAGCTGATTTAGGCGACTGGAAGAAATTCTGCTTAAACTTAACAAACATCGCTGTTCCATCTTTAATCGCTAACGATTTAGTTATCGTTCACCCATTGACTTCTTACTCTGGTTCAGTTGCATACTTAAAGTATGTTTCTAAAACTGATAAGGGTGATGTTAAGAAAGATTTCGAATTCAACTCTGTATTCGGTTTAGGCGCTTCTTTAGAAGCTAGAACAAACTTCACTTCTCCAATTGTTATTGAAACTGCTGGTGCTTCTGGCAAGGTTGGTTTAACTGCTGTTCAATGCGGCAAGTTCGTTGATGAATCTGGCCAAAAGAAAGACGCTAAAGTTGTAACTGCTGCTGGTGTTGTTTCTTACAAGACTGCTGCTCAAGTTAATGCAGCGGATGGCATTAATGCAGGTGACAAAGTTTATTACTTCACAAATGAATTCCAAATGGATCACGTTCCAACTGAAGACATTCCAACAATTGGTCCAAAAATGGAGCACATCGCTCTTGTTGCTGAACCAAGACGTATCGCTGTTAGATATGACCAAATCACTGCTTTCCAAGCAAAGACTGACTATGGCTTCTCTCTTGACAAGCAAATCGCTGAACAAGCATGTGGCGAATTAGCTTACGAAATCGACACTGAAATCGTTCGTATGTTAGCTGATGGTGCTGGTGCTGCTGAAGCTGAATTAACATGGTCAAAGACTCTTCCTGTTGGTGTTTCTAAATTCGAACACTACAACGGCTTCCTTGAAATCATTGAAAAGGCAAGAGCAATCATCTACAACAGAACTAAGAAATTCCACCCTAACTACATGGTTATCGCTGCTGACGTTCTTCCAGTTCTAAGATTCGTTAACGGCTACCAAGGCGTTAAGAATGCTAAGATGAATGGTCCTTACAAAGTTGGTGAATTAGACGGATTAAACATCTACGTTTCTCCAGAATTAGGTTCAGGCGAATTCTTCTTCGGTTTAAACGGTAACGATATGATGAGCTCTGCAGGCGTTTACGCTCCTTACATGGCAATCGTTCCTACTCAATTACTTGGCACACCAGACGGTGGTTTAGCTCAAGGCTTCAGCACATGGTATGCAAAAGCATTATTAAATGCTAACTTACTTGTTGCTGGTAAGATCGAAGCTTAATTAGCGAAATAATAAAAAATTAGAGGTTTCTTCGGAAGCCTCTTTTTTTATACTTAATAATATTCTTAATAAATTTATTAAATATAATTTGCTAAATTATACGATGAAGCTTGTTAAAGGAGGCAGTAAAAATGGTAACAGAAGCTATTATTATTAGCATAGATCAAAAAAATAACACTTGCCAAGTAAGAATTCCTTTATTCGAGCCTGCTGGTGGATTTCCTGATATATCAACTGCTCATTTCGTAAGCCAACCTGGCTTATATAATGGATTTCAAGTAGGCGATTATGTCTGGGTTGCGTTTGAAAGAAACAGAGCCGATATTCCTGTAGTCATAGGAAAAATGTATAGGGGTGTTGAAAAAGAAAAAGCAGCGCCTGGTGGAGCACTCAAGGGAGTCGACTTAGAAATAACAAACAGTGCTAAGATTCCATTAACTACTGAATTATCTGGCTATAATGCCAATGATATAAAAAGAAAAAAATATACAAGTATATCAAATATAGTTGAACGTGTTGTTAAGCTATCTGATATAGCTGGCATTGATGACAAAAATGAAAAAGAATATGACGGGTATAGAGTTATAATATCATTTACATTATCGGCACAGCCTACAACTGTGTATAAAATGGTGCTGCACACCCAAAAGGAGTATAAAACTACAGATAGTTTGGCTGCTATGATTTATGAAAGAAAAAAAGAAAAATCTGATAACATGTATTCTTATATGCCAGCTGAAATATTGCTCACTGGAAAAAATTACTTTGGTGTAACTGTAGACTTAGTTGGAAATAAATATTCATGGAAAATTCTTTATAAATATGATACAACAACATCATACTCTTATACTGTAATTGATATACAAGACATTGACAGCATTCACCTTATTAAGATATAAACATGCTAAATTAAAGAGGAGACATTTGTATGAGATCATTTAAATTTCCAAATATGTTCAAAACAAATAGCTCTAATATTTGGAAATCTTCTGAATATTTAGAAGCAACAAAACAGAATGCTGAAATATTGCTACAAACAAAAAGAGGACAACTTTTTGGAGATCCATATTTTGGATTAGCGCTAGAAAGCCTATTATTCAATCAAAACAATGCGATTCTGAAAGACATGATTATAGATTTAATCTATACTCAAATTGCACTCTTCTTGCCACAAGTAAAAGTAAAAAGAAGCGATATAGAAGTAATACAAGATGAGCAAAAAGGAAAATTATATTGCAGATTTTCTGGCATAAATCAAATAGACTATAAATATGACACATTTAATTTATTATTATACAGAGAATCAGATGAATAATGAAAAGGAGAAAATAGATGATAACTAATAAAGATTTAAAAGCAGTAAATCTATCTGCTACGAATAAAGACTTCTATCAAATCTGGGAAGAACTATTAGAAACAGCAAAAAAGATCTCAAATAGATGGGATCCAACAACTACAAATGAAAGTGACCCTGGTATCGTTCTCCTTAAAGTGCTGGCAGCAGTCGGTGATAAATTAAATTATAATATCGACAAAAACATATTAGAGGCATTCATGCCTTCTGCTGCACAAATAGAGAGCATGAGAAAATTATGCGATATGATGGGCTATGATATGAAATATTACAGATCAGCTAAAACTACTGTAACATTAACATATTGTGGTGCAACAAGCTCTAGCGATATTGACAAAAAATTACCTGAAGGTGGCTTAACTGTCCCTGCTTTCACTGTATTTAAAAATGTTGACGGTGATGTAAGTTATGTGTCAACAGCTAGCAAAATAATTCCACAAAGCACTCAAACTGTTGAGATTGATTGTATAGAAGGACAAGTCGTTCAATGTGAGACTGATACAAATAATATCATAACACTTGACCAGCTAGATGATGAGAACAGATACTTCCTACCAGAAACACAAATTGCTGAAAATGGTATTTATATCTATAATTACAATAATGGAAACAAATCAGAGCCTTGGACAAAAGTATCAAATTTAAATACTCAGCAGCTAAAAACTAATGTATTTAAATTTGGATACAGTGCGAAAGAAGGTCTGCCTTATATTAAGTTCCCAGAAGATGTTGGTCAAATAATTGGAGATGGATTTGAAATTTACTATATAAGAACAAGCGGCATAAATGGAAATATTGCGGCTAACACAATATCTGATTTTGAAATTCCTTCACTAGAAACTTGGGCTAATAATGAAAATTATACTGATTCTTCAAATTTTGTTGTCACAAATAAAAATGCCGCAACAAATGGAGCAAATATTGAAGGAATAAACGATGCTTACAAAAATTTTAAAAAGACTGTCGGAACTTATGAAACTCTTGTTACGTGCAGAGATTATATAAACAAAATCTATCAATTAGCAGATGGTACTGACCATCCTCTTGTATCAAATGTAATTGTTACTGACATCAGAGATGATATTAATAGAGCTCAAGTTCTTTGCACATTTAATGAATATGGCTTATGCTATGACTATGTTAAAAGACCTAACAGCCAAGAAGATATAACCAATTTTGATTTAATAGTATATCCATTTAAAAGCATATATACTACAAGCGATGGCTTAGTTGGAAAAGATGCATATGATAGTTCATTTAAGTTAGATGGTAGCAATATTGAAATAATAAAAGGACAATTAGAAGATCAAAAAACAATATCTCATATTTTTAATCTTCCAACAGACTCAGAGATTGCTTGTATTAAGAATTACGTTAAATTAAATGCTAGGATAACAACGACTGCAAAAGTTAACTTAGTTGAACAAGAACTAATCTTATCAAATATAAAAGAAGCACTATATAAAGAATTCAATCTTAGAAAATTAGATTTTGGTGAAGAGATTCCTTTTGATTCAATATTGACTTGTATTGAGCAATCTGACACTAGAATTAAAAATGTATCTTTAGATGAACCAGAGTTAATTACCAAAGTAATGTTAGCTGATGGAACTGACCATTATTTCGATGAAACAGAATTAAAAATAAAAAGCGAAACTGGTGCAACTGAAGGTGATGGAAAATATCTAAACAGAATACTGCTGAGCAATATTTTGGCCGGTAGAGTAGAATTATTTGACTATTTTACTGATTTCTCTAGTAGCTTTTCTGAAGAAAAATATCCTTCTGGATATAAGTCTTCTACCTCAGGCGAAGAGCTAAGTACGTATGAGTCTATATATCCAGATGCAGATAATACAGAAAGTCCGTATCATGATAAAAAATTAGTTAAAATGACATCTGAATGTATAATTAAATTAGATGAAATAACAACTGCTGCCGCTGACCCAATCAAGTTAGAATCTAATGAGGTAGTTAAATTTAGAGCTCCTAATCTAGTAACGGAAGTAACATATCCAGCATATGTTAATTACTTCCTAAAATTAGATAATAGCAACGCATCTACGAGTGCTGCATCGCCAGCAACGATGTGCACATTAAAAGAATGGCTCGAAGGTATTGGGTCAATAAGTCGTTGGGCATCTTTCGCAAATTATTTAGCAAATGCTGAAGATAAAACACACGCTAATTTAATATATGAATATAGCGACGATGAGTATAATGAAACAAAATTTAATGAATTACTGAGTGCTGTAGGCTTAAATGCAAAAATGTTCATTAAAAACAGTGAAGGTAACTTTGTTATTGTAACTAACTTCGAACAAACAGCAACAGGAGAAGAAAGAAAAAGAAAAAAACTCTATAAAGTAACATTTGATGCTAATAGCTTTGCTGCACTAAATAAATATATATACACTGTTTATTCAAGCAGTTTAAGCGTAGATTTAGAAGATAAACCTGCGGCAGGAAATATTTTCTGGAAAGGAAAACAAAATATAAATAAGACTGTAGGCGAATTTATAGATAGCTATGGTTTTATCTACAACTCTTCAACTAGACTGCAAAGCTCTGTAAATTTAAGTGACTATTATGTGTGCCTAGAACGTGGATCTGATGCCGTCGCGGTTAAATTATCGTCAAAAGAAGAATTTGAATTAAAACCTGGACAATATCTACTAATTAACTATACAGAATCATCTTCAGATGATGATGACGAACAAATTGTGTCTAATGTATATTACGGACCTGGCACAATAATCAAAGCTAATTTTGCAATCTGTGATTCTGCACTAGAGGCTAGTAGTGGAAGAAGCTATTCAAAGCTCAGTGGATTTAGCTTCACAGACAAAGGACCAGTATCAGATCCAGAAGGAATGTTCTCTTTAGGGTCAAGTGAACAAATAGAAATTAGAAATATTAACTCTATTACTATTCCTAGTGCTAGCGCAGCTTCATCTGAATATTCAACTTATATGTATTGGATATTAAATAATGACCTAGTATGTGGTGATACTGGTATTCTTGAACATGTATTAGAAGACGGAGAATATCTATTTATTGCTGATAAGAATAAAACAGGCATGGTGTATTATGGAAGCGGCACCGGCATAACTCTGCATGGACAAGATTTGCTTATAAAAGATATACAATCTGTTGAACTAGAAAAAATAATGGATGAAGGAATAGATGCAATTCCTTGGCAAGTTGTCGGACTTGACCGCAAAAGTAAGTATATAGATATAACTGAATATCAATATGTAACTATAACAGAAGGAAATAAATTAAAAAAATTAAAATTAGCAAGTGATGTAACAGACAGCTCAATTCTTGATAACAAGTGGAAAAAAGTAGATACTACTGAGTCTGTTATCTATATTGTTGATGATTCAGAGCAAACATTGCCAAAAATTAGTACTAGTAAAGCATATTGGGAGGCAAGAAGTTTATTAGAATTCAATACTAGCCCAGAAAAATATCAAACATTAAATAGCAGAGACAAAATCATAGCGCATTTTTCAAGTGAAGATAAATCGTCCTCAGAAGATGTAACACTTGAAATTACTGGACTATGGTCGAATGAAATCGAAAGAAAGTATATTCCTCTTGCATTTAAAACAAACTATGAAAAGCAAGCATCAACGGATTCAATAGATACTACTGTTGTAGACATTGACAAAAATACAGGTGAGGCATACTATAAAAATGATTTTAAAATAGCTATATTTAAGAATACGCCTATAGCAATAAGTACTGTGACTGGAGCAACTGAAACAAAAGAACTTATGACAGAACACAATCTTGGAAATGTCTGGACAAAACTAGCTTGCACAAAAATGAGCGCGGCAAATTCAAAAGCGGTTCTACATACAAATATATTTGGTAGCGGTTCTTATGGAATGATGATGGTCTATTATGTTGGGTCGGCAGAAGGAGCAAATGCACCATATATTATAGCTAGTGATGCTAACGGAAATAGTATAGATAGTGGCATCGATTATGCTACAATATTTAATCTTAGAAAAAGTGACGACGGCACTGAGGCAAATTCATGGTGGACTAGTGCTAATATGCGTGAAACGTCTGGCAATAAAGTAAAATCTCACTTAAGACCTGGAATAAATATTATTAAACTAAATAGCAAAGTTACCACTATTGAAATCTGGCCAGACGCAAATAAAGAAGGAACAGTAATATTTAGTGATATTGATACCATAAAAGGAATAAATCAAGCTATTGGATATTATCAAGTATATAAAGATATTAGCGCAGATATAACTTTACTTGAAGATATTGCAAAAGCTGACACAAATAATAACTTCTATTATAACTGTCCGCTTGACAATGGCACTGCAATCGAAATAAATGTGCCGGCTGGCGAAAAGTTATCAGATGCAAAAATGTTATATGATTATAATAACATATATAACAAATTTACTATATCTGAAATTTTATCTGACTATTTGACAACCGGTATTCAAATTGCAAGGTCATCAAAAAGATAGGAGAATATAGTATGATAAAATTACAAAATTATACTCCAGATGTTTATTACAATCAATCTAGAGACTTCCAATTAATTGGACGTCTCTATGATGTTGTATTAAATAGTGCAAAAACAAATGCTGACATGATTTATGATATACCATCGTATGAATCGGTTGGTTCTGAACTGATAGAATTATTAGCATCAACACTTGGATTTAAAGTAAAGCATAATTACAATGTAAATCAACTCATAGCTATATGTAGCTCTTTATCAGAAATAATTAGATATAAAGGCAGTAAAAAAGCAGTGGAATTAGCTGGAAATGCTCTATTGCACTCAGAAGGAATAACAGATAATTTCTCGTGCAGCTATGATACCAAAGATAACAAATGTGAACTTACAGTATATTTTCCAGAAGACTTATCAAGCACTGCGCTATTTACTGATCTATTAGACTATATATTACCAGCTGGCATTAGCTGTAATATAATAAAAGCAGTAAAGAAAAATATAACAATTATAACTAATTCTGGAGTAGATATAACTGTAGTGCCAACTATGTGTGAAGATACAACTTTTGGTACAATTATTGGTGATACAACAGACCTCTCTAATGAGTATATTAAGCACAACATTTCTATGGGAACTGTAATTCATGCAAAAGATACGACTGACCAGCCAACAACCACAGCTATGGAGGAACAAACTAACAATGAACAATAACACACAAATAATTGGATATTCTGGAAAAGTAAATATAAAAATATTTGATAATAAGTTAAAAATCTCTGAAATAAATCTACATAATACTGGATATACAAGCTTATTTGAATATATTTGCACTTGCTTAGCTGGAAATTATTCAGCCGCTGAAAAACAATTACCTTGTAAGCTGACATTATACAATAAAACAGGTGAAACATATTACCCAATGTCTGGATATATAGAAATAAATGAAGATCCAAAAGTATCAAATTCTAATTCAGATGATAATATATCATCTACAACAACTTTGCATTTCTTAATACCTAGATCGCAGATTGTGCAGTATGGTACTCAAACTAAAATAAATGCCATTGTGCTATATCCAAAAAATATTGGTAAATCAACTGATAAAGGTAAAGAAATAGATTCAGCCACAATAAAACAAAAAGCTTGTGCTGATGTTTATCTAGCTGATGCAATAGATATTAACAATATAAGCGCAAACTTCAGTCTATCTATTGAATGGACGCTGCAACTGGCAAACAAATAAGGAGGCAATAATATGAAAGTAATAGATAATAAAGGATTTATAGAGAGCGATAAAATAAAAGTTTTTCCATGTGCGTTTAGAGGCGTAAATATAAATGGTGTCGGAGTAAATCCTGAAGCAAAATTAAATACTGAATATACATATACGCATCTTTATTCACAAAAGACAGAACTAATAGAATTTAATGCGCAGATTATCAGATTTGCTATTAGCGGATATTATTTTGAAATAACAAATGGAAGTAAAGATGTAAGAAAAGCATTTAATTCTTTATTAGAAGATGACGGCGATGAATTGTTTGCTCATATTAAACTAAAAGACCAAACCATAGGAATTGGAACTAGCACATCTTGCGTAACAAAAAGATTAGATAATCTATATAAAACTACTGATACCTCATTAGATAGCACAGATAACACAACGACAAAAGTTGGTGACAGCACTATTGAAAATTATTACTTTGGTGGTATACTTTTCGATACGAATTCTGAAAATGACGATTATGACGGAACCATTTGCTTAGGCCAGCTGATCGATAATGGTACTGCAAATAAACGCATAAAAGCTTTGCCAATGAACAAACAAGTTGCAATAAAAACTTCAACAGCAGAAGGCGCGGTAGAATTAAATAATCCAATATTAAATGAAAATGATACTATATTGAATACCGCACGTGGTGAAAGAAGCATAGCAGCAGGGTATGGAACTGAGGCCTTTGGTAACTATAGCGTAGCTATTGGATCTTATAATGCAAATACTAATGACAAGACTTTAACTGGACAGGCAAATCCAGTGTTTAGTGTTGGCGGCGGTAATAGCAGCGGACGCAATAACTTGTTTGAAGTAAATGGCAGCGGAGACGTTGGTATAAAAAATGATCTTATTATTAAGAATAATTTAAAAGTTGAAGGCGGAGACAACAGTACAAAAACTAGCAACGGAGCTGTTACCGTTGCTGGAGGAGTTGGAGTCGAGAAAGATGTTATAGTTGGTGGCGGAATATTTGCAGCTGGAAATTCCGGACTAAATGGAGTTCTTTCGATCAGTAATGCAACAGCTGCTAGCTCAAATAGCGGTGCATTAATTACTAGAGGCGGAATTAGAGCTAGAAATGCTTATTTTGAGCCAAGTGGAGTGACAATCACATCTTCTAGCACGACAGTAGGAAAATTAATTTTTAATGATAATGCTTGGATTGGCGCCGCAGGCAATGACACTACTCCAAATGCTAATTCATTATATTTACGTGGCGGCGATGATGGTATCATATTAAATGCAAGTTGTGCAAACTCAGGTTCTCACATATCTGTGCAAACCGGTGGTGCAAATTCACCTTGTGATAGATTAACAATATATCCGTCAAGCAATTCATCTACAGGATCTACTTCCGGAACGCTACGAGTTTCAGGCGGTATATATACTAGCGCAGGAAACTATTTCAATGGTAGCACCACTATAAATGGAAATGCTTCAATTACTGGAAAAACAAGCATAACAAATACTACGGCTGCTAGCCCTACAGATGGTGCATTAAAAGTATCAGGTGGCATAAACACAAATGGAATATACTCAAACAGTAGCATAGTTATAAAAAATGAGACTGCATCATTAAGAAAATTAGCCTTCGCTAGTTCAGTTTGGATAGCTGCAGCAAGTAGTGATAATAGTTCAAGTGCAAGTGCACTATATCTACGCGGGTCTGACAATGGAATAACACTAAACGCTTATAGTAGCGGAATATATTTTAAAACTGGTGGAAGTTCTCCAATAACAAGAGCTGCAATATATCCGTCAGGTGAAGCTTCTACTAACGCTACTTCTGGAACACTTAGAGTAAGTGGAGGCATCTATGCTGACGCTGGATGCTACTTCAATGGAGACATAAAAGCAGATGGAACAGTCTATGCACTTTCAGATATTAGAAAGAAAGAAAATGTCACATCATATGCTCCTAAGAAATCAATCTTAGACCTAGACGTAAAAGAATTTGATTATAAAGATTCTAAAAAGCATACTATTGGATGTATTGCACAAGACTTGCAAGAAATATGTCCTGAAATTGTTGAAGAGGGCGATGATGGCTATCTAGCAATTGCTGAAACAAAGATCGTATACTTATTACTTGACGAAGTTAAGAAGCTAAGACAAGAAATCGATGAACTAAAAAGCAAGTAATCATATTCAAAACAATACTAAGCGAAGTTAAAAGCTTCGCTTTTTATTTTAGTTTTTATTTTATTCGAATATTATTTGCTAAATTAATTGATAAGTTGACCGAAAAGGAGGAGTTATATAGATTAGTATGAAATTACAAGACATTGTAGATGAAATTAAACTTGAACTCACAGGCCTTGTTCTTGAAACTGAAATAGATGACGCTACAATTAAATCTGTCATAAATAAATCTCTTAGAGAGCTTGAACGATACTGGGATGAAACTACAACAATAACTGTCCCATATGCTGCTTGTATTGACTTGAAAGGATTTAATCACAGCTCAATAGTCAAAGTATATAGAACGCAAGGATATGGTGATTCATCATCAAATTCAACATTTAATGATCCAATGTACGCTCAGCAATGGATGATATTCAGCAATGCTGGGTCAATGTACAATCTAAGTGATTATGTCATGAACTACGCCGCTTGGTCGACACTGACTCAGGTCCAAAACACAATATCGACTGATATGGCGTTTGAAGAAGATAAGCATAATAATAGATTATATATAAATAACGGACGCGTATCTTCTGGAGCAGTAACCATAAAATATATTCCAAAATTATCTTCTGTTGAGGATATAAAAAGTGATTACTGGATCGATGTGCTCATTAGGATGAGCACGGCTACAACAAAAGTTGTGCTAGGAAGAATTAGAACAAGATTCACTTCTTCCAATGCTCTATGGGCACAAGACGGAGAAAAACTTCTTGAAGAAGGCAACACTGAACTTAAAGAGCTCAGAGAAGTTTTGAGAGCAAATAGTAATATGGTATATCCAATCGACTAAAGATTATAAGGAGAAATAAACACATGAAAGAATCAATTACAAAATTTGACATTAATGCCGCTTTCAAGGCATTAGACGAAATCGAGATTCCTGCAGCTCAAAAAGGTAGATCTGCTAGAAACGAAGTAAACTTACAAGAAACATTTAGAGTTCACTCTAAGACTGAAGCTCTAATTGAAGATTATTATGACCTCGGCAGCACAGAAGAAGTTGAGGAAGCAAAAGATGACAGAGAAGACGAAATTGCAAAAGCTAAGTTAGCTAGAATTGAAAAGATTGTTGACCTAGATGCAGAATCAGCAGATGAATTACTTACTTCTTATGTAGGTAAAGTAATCGTTCAATGTCCACAATGCATGACATTATTCTATAAAAATCAAGAAGACTTAGAACCTTCTGATGATGAAAATACAGTCAACGTAAATGAAACTTGCCAACACTGCGGCAATACCTCTGGATACGTTGTTATCGGAAAAGTTGGCGCTATCTCTGAAGATGAAAAAGATAACTTCGACTTATCAGATGAAGATAATGAATTAGACCTTGATTTTGATGAAGAGTCAACAGAAGAAGAACAAACAGAAGAACCAGCTGAAGAAAAAACTGAGGAAGAGTCAACAGAAGAAAAATCAGAAGGTGAAGAAGACTTAGACTTAGATTTAGTTGACATGGAAGAAGATGAAGAAGAAAAGAATGAATCTCTAAATGCTTCTAAGGCAGCTGAATCTGACGAAGAATCTGAACATAAGTCAGAAAACTTAACATTAAATGAAGACGTTGAAGAAAATGAAGAAGAAATCAATGAAGCGCTATTAGAATCACTTGTTTTAGATGAAGGCATCTTCGATGCGCTTGGCAAAGTTTTTGATAAAGTAAAAAACAGCAAGTTAGGAAAATTTGTTGACAACAAAATTGCTGATGCAAAAGCATTATTTACAAATATTGATAAGGTCTTCACTGACGGATTCACAGTATATGAATTTGAAACTTTATCATCAGACCCAAACACTGAAGAAACAGCTGGTAATATTAAAGAAATTGAAGGTGGAAAATTCACTTCATTTGAAGATGCTAAGAAATTTGCTGAAGCTAAAGCTGTTGAGCTAAAAAACAGAATTATCTTAATTAAAAATAATCCATGCAGACATGAAGGACAAGAAGTTGGTCAGCAAACACTAAGAAGATATATGTATGATACAAAAACGGCCCAAGCAAAATTAGTTTTTGATAATGCTGGCGCCATTATAAAAGAATTAGTTAATACAAAAAAAGCAAAAGAAAAATCTAAAGCAGCTGTAGATAGCCAAGCTGAAGCTGAGAAAAAAGCTAAAAGAAGAGATCAATTCAGACAAGCAATTCAAGATAATGACCTACTTAGACATTTAGTTAGCACAATAAGTTCTGATGAAGCTTGTGATAAATTAATGGCAACTGTTGAACAAAATTTCAGTCTAATCCTTAATGACGAAGGAAAGCTTGTTCCAAAGACTGCAGTTGCAGCTGCAGAGTCATTAAATACCTCAGAAACTGCAAAATCAGAAAGTAAATCAGAGAATGAATCTGATAATCTAACATTAAATGAAGGATGTTCTGGCAAAGAATGCAAAGAAGAGTGTGAAGGCGATGATTGCAAACTAGAAGAAGGAAAATTCGACGTATCTGATGCAGAATTCAAATCATTGCTCCACAGCCATGCATTTAATGAAAATGTAGTTGAAGATAACCTAAATGAATTTGCTGATGACCTAGATGAAGATTTAGAAAATATCGATTCAGTAACTGATAAAGCAGTTGACGAACTATCTAAAGTAGGCAAAGAGAATGCTGAACCTGAAGTAAATGAATCAGAAGAAGTTGAAGAATGCATTAAAGAAGAACTTCCAGATGAAAAGACTGTTGATGTGACTGAAGCAGCTCATGTTGATACTCCAAGAGAAGTTGAAGCCAAGCTTGACAATTTTGCAGACGAATTAGCATTTGAAGATCTAGATGAAAAGTCATTAGATGAAAATATCAATAAGTATATGACAGAAGTATATGCTAATGTTAAAAAGTATAACACGACAGAATGCTCATTAGTAAATAATAAGCTTGTAGTCGAAGGCGTTATTGAATTCAACAGCGGCAAAACAAAAAATACAAAATTCACTTTCAGAGGAAACTCTGCTAATGTCCTAAAAGGAATGAATGAAGGCTTAGCTGATGATACTGAATTCTCATTAAATTTCAAGAATGACAGTGGAATATTGGTAACAGAAAGCATCGCATATAAATATCATATCGATAATAACTTAGTCGAAGGTTTTACTGGAAACAAGTAATAAAGTAATTTGTAAGGATTGGCTAGGCTACAAAGCCAAACCAATCCTTATTTAATTTAAGAAAGGAGCAAGCATGTCAGATAATAGACAAGATTATGGAATACTAATTAATAAAGATATAAAACTTCATAGACAGTATTTCAAACAAATGACAAAGCTATTAGGAATTAATTGCATTTATAAAGCTCCACTTCCGGATAAAAGATTCGATGGACATGGAGACCTAGATGCTGATTACTATCCTGGCGTTGTAGTTGGGTGTATTTTCCAAGATCATCCAGATCAAAAAACTATGAGAAAAATGGGATGGGTAGCTGAACTGCAAGAAAGCTCAAGTATTATACACGTTCCATATGACCTAGAACATCTACAAGTTGGATGTTTATTTATTGTTCCTAGCGGGCTAGATAATGCTGAAGGAAGGGTATTTCGTGTGATTAGCATGCAAAATATAATGGTGTATCCAGCTTCTATCGCGTGTGAAATAGCTCCAGAATATGAAGATATAGATGAAAAAGTAATTCACACTGATTATAGTGCCGAGAACTTTACTCTTCTCATCGACAATGAGGAGGATGACTAATGAAAAAGTTAATGCGTGGCAATCAAAGAAAGCGTACATTATCTGAAAAATATATTCTAACTGAGGCAGCGGCTAAAGTTAAGATTGAAGATGCAATAGACGATGCTATAACAAAGTTAACTACTCTGCCATATAGCAAATTAGAAGATACGACAACAGTTGGTACTTTTTTAAATAAGATAAAAAGTGATAATATCATATCTAAATTAAAAAATGATATGACAGCACAATTATCAACTATACAAGGATTAAGTGCTGGCAGTGATATAAATAAGGCTAAAGAAGAAGCAACTAAATATATATTATTAATTAAAAAGTATTTAGCTGGAATAAGTCTTCCAAAAGAAGTACAAGAGTTGCTAGACTTCAGCGACTTAAATAAAAAAGCAAAATCTGCTACAGATATACCAGATATAGTAAAAGAAGCTGAAGATATATTCAATGTGTTCAACAGAGCAATATTTAACTCTGCTGAAATTAATGATAACCAAAAAGAAAAAGAAGCAGATACAGAAAAAGAAAAAATAAATAAGTTAATTAGCAACAAAAATGCAATATTAAGTGCAAAAACTGCTGGCGTGCATTCAGTTACGGCTGACTACGACAAAATAAATATTGATACATGGGATTGGGACCGCAATTCTATTGACTATATTAAAAATAAAATAGATAATGCGGTAAATGAAACCAGTACTCTTGTAAATTCAATTGAAAATGTTAAAAAAGATGCAAAAGATAGTCATGAATTAGATTCTGTAAAAAGTAACTTTGATGAAAATAATAATGACAGAGACTGGGAAGAATTACTAAAAAATATAGATAAACCGGATGCAGATGGAAAATTCCTATTCAGAGATAGAGAAGACTTTTGGAATACCTACTACAAAGAAGTATGGGGTAAAGAAGATGCTGCAAATGCAGATAAAGTAAAAGAATTAGGCAGCGCATTTGAAACAGAATGTGAGCATTTGGGCTTTACAGCAAACACAAATCCGTTTATTTATTTTATTAAAAAAGCAATTAGTACTGGCCTTATAAATGTCATTAAATCTGGAACCTATGGCGCAATACATAACGCATATGTTCGCGGATATATACACATCGAAGACCTTAAAAATGAAAATGGATTAATATATAATCCAAAATTATATGCTATGCAAGGCATAGACATACTAGATTATTTAGAAGAGTATCATAGAATAGTAGTGCTCTACAAAAATGGAGGCGATGCTCCATTTAAAATTAGCGTGCTAAATAAACAATTTGGAAATAATAAATTAACCGAATTCTTAAAAGCAATTCTTAACCAAGATATAAATATATTTGATAAAGAGGCTTGGAAGCATGCTACTAGCACACTAAGCACTATTGCAAAACTAGCGCCGCTTGCAACAGTAGAAGCTTCTGCAACCAGAGCTTTTGGAAAGTCAAAAGAAGAAAAACTCAGAGCAACAAATGATGCAATGAGAGCTCTGCTTAAAACAAAAGAAGAAGCAGTAAAAGCACTTAAATATATAGCAATATCAAGAGAAGACGCAGCACTTGGACTAGTAAAAGACTTAGCAGATAAGTATGGAATAACTGATACATCTTTTGATATAAAGGATGTGCCAGTATTTGCAAAAAAATTTGAAAATATTGAACTAAGAGATCCAAAAAGTGTAATGCAAACAATAGCGACAACATTTGATATCAAAAAATAGGCGGTATAACAAATGAATTTTATACTACAGTGTCCTAAATATAAAAGTGAAAAAAAATTTATCATTGATACTAGAATGTTTGCACTATTCGCAATAAAAAAATATAGATTTAATGCAAATGAAATAATATTAGACAGATATCTTAGACATACTTATAAAATATCGCTTAGAGGGTCATGCTTACTGATTGTTACAAAACTAAAATTCATGAGAGATAATGATGGATATCTAGTTGGCACGACGTATGATAGAAGATTAGATAAATTGGCTGCACTGATTATTTATGGAAATGGTGTTGTAAAAGGAAGCAATATACTAAATGTTGCTCTTGGAAAGTAGAAAGGAAGGTTAGGTTATGGCAATAAGGTACTATGATGATGCTATTGTTAACAAATTAAAGAAATGGATAGCAGATAATTCAAAATTACGCGTGTTAAAACCAGATGAATCAAAAAGATTATTTGAGACACTGGCTGATGATAAAGATGACAGACCAATGCAGCTTCCAATCGTAGCACTGTCAAGAGATACTAGTATAGAATTAATATCTAACATTAAACAAAATAAGTCTTTTGACGGACTTAGACTAGCCAGCAATGAAAAAGTCTCTGTGCAGATGAATGTCATACCGGTAAAAGTAGAATACCAATTAGATATTTACACAAAAACATATGAAGAAGGTGATGAGTATTTAAGAAACTTTCTATTCAAACTAATAAATAATCCGACAATTATTATTGATATTCCTTATAACGAAATCAATATAAGTCATATAGCAAATTTAAGGGTCTTAGATACAGTCACAGATACAAGCGATATCTCAGAAAGATTATTTAGTGGACAATTTACTAGATGGTCAATAAAAATTGAATTACAAGATGGATTCCTATTTAGTATACCATACAGAAATAACTGGACATTCGTAGAAGCAGATATCGAAGTGTGTGAAAAAATACAAGACTTAGGTGAGATTGAGGCTGTATTTGAGTCTCAAGAATAAATAAAATAAAATAAAAGAATAAAATATATGCTAAATTAATTGAAGTTCGAAACTAATTAAATTCTGAACATCAATTTAATGGTTTATATCAAGCTTAATAACAAGGAGAATGAATATGCCACAAATCACTATTAGAGAAAAAGATTATACAAGCCCTGGCTCAGGCTTATATACTAACTTTGCTGTATTAGTTCCTGGATTCTATTCAGCTACGGATAATGCAGCAAATGGCACTGGCTCATATGCTTTTGACGATAATGGAGTATATGAATGTAGTAGTAGAGCTGAATTTATTGAAAAAATTGGTCGTTGCCCAAATGGAAGAGTTGCAGCTACGCAAGCTGTTGCTCCAATATGTACTGAAATTTCTGCTGGAACTACTTATGGAACATTAAGCGATTCGCTTAGAACACAATATGCTGGTCATATTTATAGTAGAACAACTTCTGTTGGGGTTGGTCACTTAGATGATGGAACTTATAAATATGAATTGGCCACAGACATTACAAGAGTATTCGCACTAGGTGTAACTTATTACACAAAAAATGATAGTGGAACATTTACAGAAGTAGCATCAGGTGCAACACCAGAACTAAATACTGACTATTATATACATACTGGTTCAGGAACAACCGAAGCAGACTACACAAAAGCTGAATTAATGACATCAAGATCATATAGCATAATTACGCTAGAAAATGAAGGAACAAACGCTACTGCTGGTGTTGCTGGACAATATGGAAACCAAATTGCTTATGAATTATTAGATCTAGGATATGATATCTTATATTTAAATTTAGGCAAGTATGATACTGATGATGATGCAAGAAGAGAAGCAATAGCAAAATTAGCAGTAGTTGGAACAGATGCAAATTCTATTTGGAATCCATTATATGATAAAGCAAACTATGACTTTAGATTTGTTATCAATGGACTTATCGAAAGCAATGCAGCTGCAAATAGAGCAATCTGTCAATTAGCTTCTGGCACTATTGATGTAAACAATAATGTAAAAGGCAGAGGAGATTGTACTGCTTTGATTGATGTTGATGAGTCAATATATTCAAGTTTAGCAACTAAAACACAAAATAGTATTATTACAGCAATTAAAACTAGTGTAAATGCTATTGATTATGCTGATAAGAATTCTGCCATCTTCACTCCATCTGTTTGTTATAAATTAACACTATCAAATGAAGAGAAAGCTGATTTCAATAACAATGTTAAATTCCCTGCTTCATTCCACTACTTAGCTTGTTTTGCTTACTCATTAGGAAAAGAAAATCCTGAATGGTTTGCTGCAGCTGGCTACAGTAGAGGTATAAGTGATTATGTTGTTGATAGCCCTGAAGTAAAATTAGGTGAAGTTGCAATTAATGAATTAGAACCAAGATATACAAAAACAACTAACGGAATTAATAAAGCTGTTAATGTTATTGCAAAGATAAGAAATTCATACTATATGTGGGGAAATAGAACTGCAAATACTTTAATTAGTGAAGCTGTTGTCCCTCATGACTTAATCGCAAGCGATTTCTTAAATATCAGGCAACTATGTACAACACTTAAGAAACAAATCTATACTACTTGCAGAAGATATACATTTGATCCAAATAGTGACGTATTGTGGTTTAATTTCCGTAATGGCATCGAGCCAACTCTTGAAAGTATGAGAGGACATGAAGGTATTTCTGATTACCAAATTGTAAGAGTTGAGTCTTCACAAAAAGGCAAAATGAAAGCAAGAGTGAGAATTGTTCCTATTGAAGCGGTTGAAGATTTCGATATTGATATCACACTTGAAGATTCTATTGGCGATGCAACTGTAAGCATCACAGAATAATAAAGAAGGAGAAATAATATATGTCAGACGGTTTATCACTTATTCATATTAATACAGACACTTATGCAACATATGAAGCTGCAAGAACTGGCTTTTTCACTTTAATGGTTCCAGATTTAAATGGTATTATGTCAGTTAATGGAAAAGATGCGATCAGCAATAGTGCTGAACAAGCTATTAGACTAAGTGTTACTAAGGCTAAAGTTCCACACTTCAGTTTAGAAACACTAGAATACAGACGTGGAAATGATGTTGTCAAGTTTGCAGGTGTTCCTACTTTTCAAGAAGGTTCTATTGAAGTAGAAGATATTGTTGGACTAGACACAAAGTCAATTTTAATGGCGTGGCAAGGACTTGCCTATGACGTTAATACTCGTAAGGGTGGAAGAATGACAGCTTATAAGAGAGATTGTACTCTTGTTGAATATACTCAAGACTTTGAGGAAATCAGAAGCTGGAAACTATATGGCTGCTGGGTATCTGAAGTGTCAGAAGATGACTTTGACAAAGAAAACGACGGTAAGAGAAAATTAACAGCTACAATTCAATATGATAGAGCTAAAATGGAATTACCTAACAAAGTTAAAGAATAAAAATAAAAAAAATAGTTAAAAATAAAGCCACTTATTTAGTGGCTTTTTTATTTATAAAATAAATTTAATAAATTTATTTACTATATTTGCTAAATTATATGATAGTCAAAAGCTCTATCACGAAAGGATATAGATAAAATGGGAAGAAAGAAACTCGACAGAAGCAATAAAACGATGCAAACGTTCGAGTCTACTAAGCCACTAAAAGCAAGGCTTGTTGAACTCGCTAAAAAACGTGGTATGACTGTATCAGCACTAATAAGAGAAATACTTGAAAAAGCATTTGAAGAAAGGAACATTTAATTTATGGAAGAAGAGAGACAAAAAAACTACACAATTATGGAAGGATATGAACTTCCTTCTAAAGGAGAAATCTACTCAACAAAAGTAGACCAACACATTGAATTACGAAGTATGACGGCTAGAGATGAGATGAAGAGATTATCTCCATCATCTACTCCACTTAAAACACTGGCAGACATCATTGAAGGCTGCATGATTGAAACGCCAAAAATTCATGTATATGATATGTGTGTCGGGGACTATGAATTTTTGTTGCACAGATTAAGAATCGTAACCTATGGTCCAGAATATAAAATGAGAGTTGCCTGCCCTCACTGTGGCGGAATGCACGAATCAACTGCAAACCTAGACCAACTTCATGTAAAAGAATTCAATAGAGATGAGTATGAAAGATTGAGAACTATCACTCTTCCTAGAAGTGGAAAAGTTGTAGCATTTAGATATACTACTCCTAGAATGCTTGACGAAATTGAAGCCAAAGCAAAGGAAATGAGAAGAAAGTATAAAGATGCTACAGTAGACTTCAGTATTTTAACAAAATTATATAATGCGATAGAATCTATTGATGGAAATAGAGTAAATGACTTTGAGATTGAAAGGTTCGTAAACACTCTTCCAGCACTCGATTTACAAAAAATATTAAACTCAATCGACAAATTCGATGCTTATATTGGCGTTGATAATGAATTATTTGTTGACTGTCCTAAGTGCAATAATGAGATAAAAACCTTTTTTCGTCTCGGGTCCGAGTTTTTTAGACCCACAAACATCTAGTGACGGTTCCCCATACGGACCTAAAAGATACAAGGAACTAGTCAAAGAATGCTGGTATGTCAGTGACAATGCTAATATCAGCTATGTAGATGTCTTAGACATATCATTTCAAGAAAGATTATTCTTAATTGAATGTATTAAAGATAAAATAGAACAAACAAATAAAGCAATAGAAAGAGCTACTGCGACTAATAGCAGTAAAAAGTAATAGCAAGGTAAGGAGGAGCTATATATGGCAGTAAAAAATGGGCCAATGCAAGAAATATCTGTCGGTGGACAAAACGAAAGACTTGGCAGCAATGAAATAGATAGCCTACGCAAACAAGTCGAAGAAGCGGAAAAAGCTTATGCGGAATTAACTACAGGTGAAATGGCAGCAGCAGAAAAACTAGCACAAGCTAAAATTGCAAATGAAAAAATGATACTCGACGCTAGAAAAAAAGCACTTGATGAAAGCTTAGCTTATGAAAAAGCACTTGCTGCTGTTAGATTCACTGAGTTAATTGAAGATGAAAGACAAAAACAAGAATATATTAAAGCTATAGCGGAATCTGTAATAGACGAAATAGACGCAGAACAGAAGAAAAAAGACAATGAATATCTACAAGAGTATACTCAACAAAAAGAGCAGAAAAGAAAAGAAGAGCTAAAAGGCATAAAAGAAAGATATGATGCAGAACTTGAAAAATTAGAAGAGCTAAAGAGCATAGATCCCATTGAGTATGATAGGCAGAAAAAACATCTAGATGAACTGTTCGATAAACAAAAAGCACAGACTGTAGAAAAATACAAATTTGAAGAAGAAGAATTTAAAAAATTTACAAAAGAAAAAGAAGAAGAAGAAAAAGCAAAAGAAAAAAGAGCAAAAATAGACAAAGCAAAAGCTGATAGAAGAAAAGCTAAAGAAGATGCAAAAGCAGCAAAAGACGCGGCAAATAAAATAACTGATTCAATTGGAAGCCAGATGAATGATGTAATGTCAAACTTTACCGTGTCTGGTATGAAAGATTTAGTTGGAAATATTAAAGATGCTTATGGTGACTTAAAAGATGAAGGTATGGATAGTGGTGCCGCTGGAACAGCGCTTGCGATCAAAGCAATGGCTAGCTTTGCTGCTCAACTAAATGACCAAATAGATGCAATTGCTAGTAAAAAAACGGCAATAGACACAAGATTGTATGGGTCAAAAACTGACCAATATCAAGGGTCTTATTGGGCAAAAATAAGTGGTGATATCACAGGAATGCTTGGCGTGTCTCCATTATTAAAGCAAGAAGACATGGTTAAGAACATTGAAGAAATGGTAGATATGGGTATTGCTTATAATGTTGAGCAAAGAGCCTTCTTGGCAACCGTATCTGATAAAATTGCAACAACCTTTAATGCTACAGATGGAACATTACTTAGATTAGTTCGTATTCAACAACAAGATTCTACGGCAGCTAGACTTGGTATGGAGGCAGCACTAAATGAATTCTTGAACCATATGTATGAGAACACAGAATATTTAAAAAATCTGTCTGCAAACGTAAGAGCTAGCTTAAAAGAAGCAGAGTCTTTAATGGATGCTGCATCCGCAACGGAACTAGAATATCAAGTTCAAAAATGGATGGGTTCATTATACTCAGTTGGAATGTCAGACGAAGCTGTTCAATCTTTGGCAAGCTCAATTGGTAAAATTGCAGCTGGTGATATTTCAGCTGTAACTGATGGAGGAACTGGAAATCTAATAGTCATGGCTGCAAACCATGCTGGCATGTCTATTGCTGATAAGCTAAAAGATGGTTTAAATGCTACAGAAACTAACCAGTTAATGACCGCTACTGTCGAATACTTGGCTGGAATATATGAATCATCATCAGATAGTAAAGTTATTCAACAACAAATTGCAAAAGTCTATGGAATGAGCGCATCTGACTTAAAAGCAATTAAAAACTTAGCACCAAAGATTGATGCTGTCGCAAGCACAAGCACACTATCACAACTAACTTATGGTGGTATGATTGATAATCTAACCACCATGGCAAACTCAATGTCAAGCAGAGTTAGTATTGGTGAACAAATAAGTAATGTTCAAAAGAACTTAAGCTATACGATGGCAGCTGGCATTGCAAACTCTCCTGCTCTATATACTATATATAAAATGGCTGGAATGCTAAAAGATACAACTGGTGGTATTGCTATTCCAGCAATAAGCTATTTAGGAACAGGTTTTGACTTAGAAACCACAGTCGCTGAGTTAATGCAGGCTGGAACAATGGCCGGCGGAATTCTCGGAAGCATTGGTAGAATGATGGCCGGCGGTGGTGGACTGACTGGCGGAAGCATGCTTAAAGCCATGGGAATTAATGGAAATCTAACTACTGTTCAATATGGTAGTGGAACAACAACAAAAGCCATAAGTGGAACTACAACTTCTGAGTCTGGTAGTTCAATTACAAAAACACAAGGTAACAGCGAAGATATCCAAAGTGCTGAAATATCTAAAGCATCTGATAAAGCACAAAGTCAAATAGAAGCATTAGAAAGCAGTGACCAAAGCGATACAACAAATAGAGTTATAGACGGTCACGTTGTAGAAATAATATCTTTATTAAATGATGTAGTAAGTGGAACAAAGGCTTTGCACATAGACAGTGGAAATACTTATGGGTTGTCTGGACCAAACAGCAGTGATAGTGGCGTAACAGGCGCTTGGATTATGACTAAGTAGTAGGAGGGCTTTACAACATGTTATATTTTAATAATAATCATATAGTTACTGGATATATAAAGCAACTTCTTGCTTCTTTTAACCTTCCAAAATACAGAGTATATTCTGCAGAAAACGCAAGATACTATTCTGAATATAAGAGAGAAAAAGATAATATAGTAGAGTCAATAGAAAAAACCAAAGAAAATACTCCTAATGACATGTGCTATATTCATTATATAAAAGATGGATATATACAGAGATACGTCGATGGAAAATGGAAAATGACTGATAAGCATTATCATTATAATAAAAAAGAATTAAACTATACAAAAAATCTTAAAATAAAAAATAATGTATATGACTCTTATACCCACGAGTACTTAGGAGAATATTTAAGATTCATGCGCGATTATAATGATATTAACTTAATGCCACTTTATAATTGTTTTAGTAATAATATTTGTAATAATATGAATTTGACAATAAAATACATACTAGAAGATGAAACAACGATTACGACAGAATTTAATTCTGATGACGCTCACTATAAAATATATATTCTTCCAATAAAGCTGTTTACTGAGTATACGATAGCGATAGACTGTGAGGGAGAGATAGATATTTGCTGTTGCTTGTATGATAAGTATTTAAATACAAATGAATTAAGTGAAAAAATATCAAAAGCAACATTAGTAAAATATACTGGAATGAAATTCAATAATCCAAAGATATATTCTAAATTACTTGCAGATAGTATTAAGAAAAATGAATTTCTTGAAGGAACAAAAAATGCACTATCTGAAATAACAAAATATGAGTCTATATTAAAAATGGTCATTAAAGTGCCCGCAAATAATGAGTCATCCATTGTAGTGCTTGAAGGAAATTATAGCGGATATAATAATAAAAAAGCAGAACTTACAGATTCTTGGAATCTCGTAGTTAACAGCAATAAAACAATTACTAATTTTGCAACAGGTACTGAAAATGAGACTTTTCCCGACCTAGAAGAAAGATCATTTAATCCTATATCAGAACTACAATTACTGAAATTAAATACGAATAAGAGCCATCCATTTGCTGATAGATTGATTGAATATTTGCTTGGAAATTGCATAACGCCGGAAGATAGCATAAGCGATAATGTAAAAAGAGCTCAAGCTGTAATGACAGAAAATAAGTATTCTTTTAAAAACTATGGCGCTTGGGATGATAAAATGAAATACTACATATATGAGTTTATTTCTAATTTACAGAACACAAATAGCAATGCAAAATTAGATTGCCTTGGATATGTAGATAAAGACGTTGAAAAAGTATATTCAAGCTATTCAACTAAATATATATTAGTAGACGGTAAAAAAGTTGAAACTGGCGAATATGAAAATATATCTTATAAATTGGAAACGGATGATAATTTTGTATTGAATGTAAAATCAAATAACCTAGGCGGAGAAGATGTAAATCTTCTATCTGTTGAACCTAGTTCTGAAAAGAAATATAGAACAAAAAAAGTTCCTAAAAATACTATTGCAAACATCGACATTTATGATGATTTATATTTGGATCAAAAAAGGAGAAATAATAAATGAAAAGTTTAATTGGAGGCACTGGTAACAAGTGGCTAGATGATGATATTTGTTATTTGTATATTTCTCATTTAGGTAATATTGGAGATGAGGGACCAGATATAAATAATCAATATTGGGTATTGCCTACTTTTCCAGACTCAATATCCGACCAAATGGATTCAACATTTACTGAAACACAAGCACTTGGAAGATCTGCTCCAGTATTTACTTTCTCGAGTGCTGGTCCTAGAAAAGTTCAAGTTGAACTTAAATTACACAGAGACATGATGGAAGATGTAAATAATGGAAATAATCATGTATCTAAAAGATTTGGTGAAGATTATGTAGATTGCTTGATAAGAGCATTGCAGTCAATCGCTGTTCCAAAATACAATCTAACAAATAAAATGGTAGAACCTCCGCTCGTGGCTATGAGGCTTGGAAAACAGTTATTTGTAAAAGGAGTTGTTACTAGTGGCATCGCTCTTACATATGAAAAGCCAATTCTATCAGATGGTAAATATGCTAGAGTAAGTCTATCATTGACCATCTCAGAAGTCGATCCATATGATGCGAGCGAAGTATTTAAAAATGGTTCTTACAGAGGTGAAGTAAGCACACTAAGAGATGGCGCGCTTACAGTCCTTGGAAATGGAGACTAGCACATGGACACATTAACTAAAAAAATTTACACTAAATATGACCGCACTTGTCGCGAAACTAATATTCCACAGTACTATGATACTCTAAATGAAAAATATATTTTAGGGCTTGGTAGTAATATGAAAAAAGATACTGAATATGTTACTCACAAGCTAAAGAATGGAGATACGCTTGATTCTCTTGCTTTAAAATATTATAATAACCCAACATATTGGTGGGTAATAGCATATTTTAATGACCTACAGGATGCATTTGTAGAATTGACAGATAAGTATTCAGTAATTAAGATTCCAAGTATAGCTTCAGTTAAGTTTGGAGATGAAAGATAATGAAATTCTCACAGCAAAGAAAAAGTCTACTATCTTCAAATGCTAGAGTGCAAGTACCTTGGATAAAAGTAACTTTTGGCGACGAAAAGAATGGATATACCTTCGGAGTATTTGATCGAGTTGCGAGACAATCTTATGGCGAAAATACTAAAGAATTTGGTATACGCTTTCCAGAATATGTAAAGTCTCTTCAAATTACAAAAATAAATGGACAAGTAAATCAATATGTTCTAGGAATAGACTATCCAATTACACAAAATGATGACCCGAACTTTTTTGAAAAGGTCTTCTCTAGTATAAGTGGATCACGTAAAATAACATTATCTTACGGAGATTGCTCACAACCAGTAACATTATACAAAGAAGAAGAGGCATTGGTTACAAGTATAACTCAAACATTCGCACTTGAACAAAGTAAGATTACTTATACCATTAATGCAGTATCGAGTTCAGCTTTAAAAACTTTTGGTAATAGCAAAATATCTGGACAAAAAGCAAGACCTAGTGATGTTATACTAGACTTAATGATGGACAAAACCACTGGATTGCAAGATGTATTTACTGGAATGCCAAAAAGCAAAGAGGAGTTAAAAAAATTTATTGCTTGTGATGATAAGCCAGTTGAAATTACTGCAAAAGCACAAACATCAGCTTTAGACCTAATTAATTATCTTGTCGGATGTATGATTCCAGAAGGAACTCCAGACAATACAATTCCAAAAGAAATATATGTTCTAAATATTAATGATGCTACTGTATATGATACTTTATATAATAACAGCAATTCGCTTGGCGGACCTTATTTTGAAATAAAAAAGACATCGTATGTGCAAGAGCATGCTGATGCTTATGAAGTGGATATTGGCTATAATACTAGCACAATAGTTAGACAACTACAAATTCAAAATAATGAAAACTATGCTTTGTATTATGACTATCAAGAACAGCTAAACCAAAAGCAATATATTAGAAGAATAAGAGCTGACGGAGAATGGGAAGAAGTATATTCTCCAGCGGTAATGTCAAGAAATGATGTAAATGAAACTAGGCCAAATGACATCACTTGGTGGACAAAAGTCACTCAATATCCTATTTCTGCGACGATTACTATTCAAGGGCTTTTAAGACCTGCAACATTGATGTCTTACCTAAGATTAAATATCATATTCCCTGGTGGGCATAAGCATATTTATTCTGGACTGTATATAGTAACGAAACAAGTTGATACGGTAAATGAATCCGGATATACTACACAGCTCACACTCACTAAGATCTCTGGTGATAATTCTGGAGACGGATATGGAGCAACAGTATAAAAAATAGACCTAGCGCTTAGTTAGGTCTTTTTATTTGCTAAAATATATAATTGTAATTGTATATTATTATAAAGAGGACTAAATATGAAGACTTTAATTATTTCAGATTATGACTGCGGACATAACTGCACTACTTGCGTATATGAGAATGGCGTGCTAAAATATGTGGACGAGTGCATAAACTTTGATGTTGTAAGCGAGCTAGATAGCTTTATATTCGAAGGTGGTGTATGGGAAAAGCCATATGATGAATATAATAGAGCAGCGCAAGAAAAAGCAAAAGAATTACTTGATAAGTATGACGATATTGTGCTGTGTCGAGATGGCGAATGCACAAATGCTAGAAGATTCAAATAGAAAAATTAATTGATATGAGCACAGAGATAATCTGTGCTTTTTATTTGCAATTCTAGCGATGCGAATAAGCAATCATACATAAAATAAAAATTAAAACCGCTAGAGAGTCATTTTCATTTTATTTACATTTCTCAATAAATTAATAATTTAATAAATTAATAAACTGTATATTATAATATAAAAGGAGGACGGCAAATGAAATACAGAGACTTAAGTGTAGACCAAATAATTAAATTGACTGACACTGCCGTGGGATATAAATATAATCATATTGATATCTACTGGTATGACATAAGACCTATAGACACAGAAGGCAAAGA